ACATTAGTATTATAAGACGATATGCAAATATTTTTGACCCCAATGGAGATATAAAAGGTTCTACAAATCCAACTTATGCTAGTAATACAGCTGTATTATTCAACGAAGCTAAATTTATAATTGATGGATACGATACTATAGCATCCCCAGATAGTAATGATGATACTTTCAAAGAATCAGATGCTGAAGAAATGTTAGATATTGATTTAAAAGAACAACAACTACAAGCAAATGAAGCACAAGCAGGTGTTACATCTTTAGTTAATAGTATAGCAGCAGAAAAAGATTTAGCAGATAAATTAGAAAAGAAAAAAAGAGATAGAGCAAAAGCTAAATCTAAAGCATCATCACCTAATGAAACCCCAAACCCTAAAAAAGTAAGAGAAGTTGCAATACTTATAAGTTCAATGAAAATATCATTCTTTAAAAATATCCCTAACATTACTAGGGGAGGAATTGGTGCTATGGCTATTCTAAAAAATAAAGTTAGAACTACAAGTTCACAAAGAGCCTCCGTAAGAAGTCTAATTAGGGATTTAGGTGGTGCTAAAAAAGCTAATAATTTAAGCATAGTAAATTCTATTAATAAAGTAACAATATCAGATAATTTTTCTAAACTTAGGGAAAATAGAGATGATTTAAAAAATATTGCTGTATTAATAAACTTTTTAAAAGCAAAAAAATATACTCCTTTAGAAATTCAATATGGGTTACAGAAAACAGGACTATCAAAAAAGTTTACATTTTCCCTTAAAAAAGGAAATGTTAAGATTAGAAAGAAAAAGAAATTTAGAAATGAAGCGTTATTTAGAGGATTCTAAATCAATTTCTATTAAATAAGTTTTAAAAATAAATATTTATTACCAATGAAAATAAGTCAATTAAGAAAAATCATTAGAGAAGAAGTTAAAAGTGCCATAAATGAGGAACTTAAGGCTATTATAACTGAAGCAGTTACAGTAGCTAGCACCCCTAATTCACAACCACCTATAACTAAAGAAGTAAAACAACCTGTTAAAAAATCATTTTCCCAATTAGTTAATGAAGATAGACAACCTGTTAAAGAATTTCAATTTGAATCAAATGGGAATCCTGTAATGGAAGCTTTAAACGCAACCGCAGCTTCAGGAGAATGGAGAAACATTAATGGTGGTTCTTACAATGCTCAAGATGCAGTAGGATGGTCTGGTGGAGGACCAATGGCTGGAGCAGCTACACCTGTAGTTAGTTCAGTAGATGAAATGATGCAAGGGAAAAGAGCAAATGACGTTTCCCAAGTAAGTATAGATGCAGTCCCAGATTTTTCTCAAATGATGGGTACTTTAAAAGAAAAAGGTAAATTATAATGGCTAGATATAATTTTATAGGTAAAACACAATCAGACTTATTCCCTAATAGAGGAATAGGTTTACGTATTCCCTTTGATGGGAATACAGGTATTAATTCTACCTATTTAACTAAAGATGCTGTTAGAGCTAATTTACTAAATTTTTTCTTAACTTCTAGAAGAGAAAGGGTATTTAAACCTAATTTTGGTTCTGGGTTAAGAAATTTATTATTTGAACCCTTAACAGATGAAAGCAAAGATGATATAAAAGCTTTTATAGAAGATGGGATTGATGAATATTTTCCACAAATAGAAGTAAAAGATGTAAGTATAGGTTTTCAAGAAGATGACCATGTAGCACTTATTAATTTTAAATACTCTATAAAAGATACTAATATAACCGATGAAATAACAATAACATTTACAAATGTCTCAACCATCTAAAAAAATACAATATCTTAATAAAGATTTTGACGCCTTAAAACAAAGGATGATAGAGTTTGCAGAAACTTATTATCCTGACACTTATACCGATTTTAACGAAGCCTCCCCAGGTCTTATGTTAATGGAAATGGCATCATATGTTGGTGACGTTTTAAATTTTTATACAGAAAATCAAATTCAAGAGAATTTTCTACAATATGCTAAACAAAGAAATAATTTACTTACATTAGCTTATAATTATGGTTATAATCCTAAAGTAACTAGAGCGTCTACAGTATCTGTAGATGTGTACCAAGTTGTACCTTCAACAGATACCCAAGGTTTTATTGAACCTAATTTTAATTATGCCCTTCAAATTGAAGAAGGTGCTCAAATTAGATCTCAAGACCAAACAGATATATATTTTTACTTAAATTCTAATATAGATTTCACCTTATCCGGATCTTATGACCCAACAGATGTTTCTGTTTATTCTGTAGATGATGATAATTTACCATCATTTTATCTACTTAAAAAATCAGTTATGGCATCAGCAGGAAAAGTTGTAAACCAAGAATTTGAATTTGGTTTAGCCGAAAGATTTAATACTGTTAATATATCAAACAGTAATATTATTAGAATTATAAAAGTAACAGATAGTGAAGACACTAGATGGTATGAAGTTCCTTATTTAGCTCAAGAAAGTATATTTGATGAGGTAGATAATATAGCTACAAATGATCCTAATTTATCTCAATACAATAGTACTGTACCTTATTTATTAAAAATTAAAAAGGTACCTCAAAGATTTGTCTCTAGATTTAGAGATGATAATACTTTAGAATTACAATTTGGACCTGGAGTATCATCTAACCCAGATGAAGTAATAATACCTAACCCTGATGAAGTGGGATTAGGATTACCTTATGGTCAAGATAAATTGACTACAGCTTGGGACCCTTCAAATTTCCAATATACTCAAACATATGGTTTAGCCCCAGCAAATACTACTTTAAATGTAGAATATGTTGTAGGTGGTGGAGCAGCTTCAAATATACCTTCAAATACATTAAATACATTTCATACAGGATCAATAGCTGTATATGGTAATAATTTAAATCCTACTATATCTTCTGCTGTAGTAGATTCATTAGCATTTAATAACCCAGGACCTGCTTCAGGAGGGGGTGCAGGAGATACAAATGAACAAATTAGACAAAATGCTCTTTCAGCTTACCCAACCCAATTAAGAACAGTTACAAGAGAAGATTATATAATTAGATGTTATTCTTTACCATCAAGATATGGTAAAATATCTAAAGCTTATATAGTTCCCGAAGATAATATCAAACCTAACTTTAGAAATGATAATATTTTCTCCCAAAACTTTAGTAATATGTCTTTATATATTCTATCAGAACAACAAGATGGAACTTTATCAGTATCTAATAATGCTCTTAAACAAAATTTAGAAACATTTTTATCTGAATATAGAATGTTAACAGATGCTGTTAATATAAAAGATGCTTTTATTATAAACATTGGAGTTAATTTTGAAATAATTCCTAGACCTAATTTTAGTACTACAGCTACTATAAATTTATGTTTACAAGAACTTAAAAAATACTTTAACCGAGATAGTTGGCAAATAAACCAACCAATTTTTATAAGAGATATATATACTCTTTTAGATAAGGTAGAAGGTGTTCAAACAGTAGAAAGTGTTGAATTTATAAATAAGGTAAATGGAGAATATTCCCCATTCGCTTATGATATGGATGGAGCAACAATAAAACAAATTATATACCCTTCTTTAGACCCAAGTATTTTTGAAGTAAAATTCCCTGATCTAGATCTACAAGGTAGAATAACAACATTATAATATTAAAAAATGGCAATATACAAATTATTCCCTGATAAAGATGCAACAATAGTTTCTAATTTCCCTGCTCAAAACCAAGGTAGAGATGAAATTTTAGAAATAGGTACTTTTAATGGCACTTCAAGCCTTGATGCTTCTGCTATGGGAACATTTCCTGCCTATAAAAGATCATTAATTAAATTTAATTCATCTGAAATTAGTAACATTTTATCTAATAAAGTTGGGAGTAATGACTTTTCTGCCTCATTAAAATTATTTTTAGCACATGCTGAAGGAGTTCCTTTAGATTATAATATATTTTGTTCTGCTATTTCACAAAGTTGGGGAATGGGTACAGGTAGAAACCATGATATCCCTAAAACAACCAATGGATGTTCTTGGGTATTCACCCAAAACTCAGGATCTTTACCTTGGGCTGATGATAGTTTTGAACCTTTTGTTACAGCTTCATTTTCAGGTAGTATTCCTGGAGGGGGTACTTGGTATTATGGTGGAACTGGTTTAGTACCAACTTCATCACAAAATTTTACTTATACTACTAATAAAGATGAAA